AGCAGGAGTATTGTCTCCTTCGCTAAAGATTGCGCTAAATTGAACGCTAATTCCTTTCTTGTATGAGAAAAAAAAAGCAGCGCACCATAGAATTCTTGCGCCGAAACTTTGGCGAAATCTTTATGGCCTGCGCTTCCATTGTACTTTTCTATTTCGTACTTATCCTTGTACTGCCTGGTGATAGGGCGGTATAAAAGATGCATCACTTTCGTGGCATTGGCCGTGAGGTCTTTCGACCACTCTTCCATATCAATATACTCCCCAGTTGTGAACTCGCTCCAATCAGGAATAAAACCATATAGTTTTCCATCTACTTCTATGATGTTATGATGAACTCTTTGAGGATTCGTTAATATCATCTCGATGTGCCTTGCCCCCTTCTCGATAAGTTGGTAAGGAAGAGTCTTCAGGTACTCCGCAGAATGGTCACTATAGATGAGTAACAATTCGAAATCACTCACCTGCCGTTCGCCGTGCTTCATCACTTGCTCGATGGTAATATCTGCGAATGTTAATGGCAACTCCAACTTCATATTAATATAACGATTTAGTTCTCAAAATTAACCTATTGCGTAATCTCCGTAATTAGGTCTTAATTGCTTCCAAGTTATTGCGTATCTCGATGCATCGACAAAGTGATTGAAGGCATCTACTGGATGGTTACTCAAGTGTCCGTTTTTGTCTTCTTGATACTTATAGTTCCTCAACTCTTTCAGTCCGTTTACACTTCGGGAGGTAATGAATAAAGGTCTGCTCCGCATAAATTGAATCCCTGCTCTAACACTATCTGCGCCTTTCATACAAGGATGAATGTTCACTCCATAGCGATGTATCTCATCAATTGATTTCGGCTCTGCGGAATCGGCTATCACCGGGCATTCATATTCCTTCAAAGTTCGTGCGATATCAGAGTTGCTCAAGTTCGTTGAGTATACCAACTCATCCATCAGGAAGGAGTGACCATCGGAGTAAATTGCCACTATCGCAGTAGGATCATTCGAGTATCCGAAATCGACTCCGATATTATAAAGTTTGAATCCTGATGGGATACATTCCACTTCTTTGTAGTGCGTGAATATCGTTGCCCTGCTGACTCCTCTTTCTCCTAATCCGTAAACTCTCCAATAATTTTCATCGGCCTCTTTTAACCTCTCGATTTCCCTGATGGTGTTGTCATCGAGGTAAGGGTTGTCAAGGTAAGTGGTTTGAAAGAACTCCACATCATCTCTCGTTAAGACTTGGTCATATATCCAATGAAACTCATCGGAGGGGTTATAGTCAATAATCACCCTATCGGTAGTCCGTAGTAGTAACTGCCTCCAATCTTCCAGGTCTATTTCGTTCGCTTCGTTGATGAATAGGATATCCCTCTTCCTTCCCCGAACCTTCTGCGGTTGGTCGATAGAGATGAACTCGACTAAATTGCCGAAGAGGATATAAGTGCCTTCGGTCTTGTTATGCAACTTCTCATCATACCATCCTTCTCGATTAATGATTTGGAAAAAGTCACGCATCGCAGTTGCCTTCAAAGCAGGATATGTCTTTCTGCAAATGGTTATGACCGAACTTGAGTTCTTGTTCTTCAGGCAGTATTCGATGAGAACGAGTAGGATTGAATAGGTCTTCCCGGAACGAGTACCTCCTTGATGCACCTGAACTCGCTTGGTGCTTTTTTTAGAATGGTAATAGGTCGATGGTTGCTTCATTCAGTAAACCAAGAAGGCTTGATGCTCTCCGTGACATTTATCTCTTGGCTTTCCACATATCCCCTCTTCTTGCCTTTTGTCTTCAAAAAGAAAATAGTCGCAGTTGAATTGCCATCTTGGATTTGCTTGTGGAGTTGGCTCTCTGCAAAATCTATTGCTACATCACCTATCTCTTCGACTGCCTTCTTGTAATCGGCATCATCCTTCATCCATTCGTAGTGAGTAGTCCTCCCGATGCCTACTATCTTGCAAGCAGAGGTCACAACTCCAAGAGATTTTTCCAAAGCATCCAACATTGCTTTTTTATGTTGTTCAGTTTTGTCCATTATTTATATCTCTTTGCCATTCTTTTTGATTATCAATGTTGAATCCAACTTTCTCATTCGGTCTACAATCACTTGGCAGTATTTAGGGTCTAATTCCATCCCGTAACATTTACGTTTTAGTTGGTGTGATGCAACCATTGTTGAACCGCTGCCTGTGAATGCATCAAAAATCAAATTGCAATTTTCCGCCCACTTCAAACAAAATGACATAACTTCAATTGGTTTTTGTGTTGGGTGTACACTACCCTGCAAAGCTGCTCTGTTGACCGTAACTGCTCTTAAGGGTTTGTCTTCGCTTGTCCATGCAAGTTCGCCGTCACTCATTGTTAAACCATCTTGTCCTTTTGACCAATAAATCCATCCACGGGTTGCTGGCAATAAATCTGCAAAGTAATTTCCACCCCAAATAATTGCCTTATTTGCAAAAGACAAAATCAGTTCAAATGTGCTTTGTTCTGGTCGCTGATTATCCCATCCCCTAAATTCGTGATGCTTTCTATTATGCTTTGGGTTTTTTGCTTTGCTTTCCTTTTGTCCATCAATACCTATTCCATAGGGTGGGTCAGTCAATAATAAATCCGCTTTCTCGCCGTTCATCAACCTTGCCACTTGGTCGCTATCTGTACTATCCCCACAAAGCAAACGGTGTTCGCCTATCTCAAATAAATCTCCTAAAACAATATCCGTTTTTATTTCATCAGGCATTTCAAAATCATCTTCTTCTGCTTCCAATTCCTGAAATGCGAATCCCGGAACTTCAAGTCCCCACTCTTCTAATTGAGAGACATCCCAATCATTGGCAAGGATATCCCAATCCCATTCGCCGAATCCAACATTGTCTTTGATTATGAACTCTTGCTGCTTCTCTTCCGACCAATCAACTATTTCGATAGGTACTTCTTTCCACCCTGCTTCTTGCATTGCCTTCAGTCGCATATTGCCGCCCAGTACTATCATATCTTGATTGACTACGATAGGGCGCACCTCTGCCATTTCAGGAAGGTCTTTCAATGACTGAACAAGTTTCCGAAACTTGTCATCCTTAATTACTCTTGGGTTGTTCGGATTGCTTTTTACTTCGGATATTTTTACTCTCTTCATATAGTACCTTTGGGTATAGTACCACTTGGTATAGTGGAAAGCACTCGAAGATTCTCAATCTGCCTGAAAATGCTCTTCTTTAAGTTCTTTTTATTTTTCGGCTTTTGCTTCACCTTTTTTTTCCTTGCCATTCTCTTTATCTATTAACATAGTTAGGTAGTGCATTGCCTTGTATAGGTCTTTTACTCCGTCTTTGCGCTTATACCTCGTTACATACTTTATTATGTTCCCTTCGCAGAACCCTAAACCATTCGCCTCGATATAATCGATTGGTTGAATAGGAACATCGTAGTGAGTTACTTTTTCTCCCATTGATTTATGCATATTGCGTAGGCTTGGTCTTCGCCGTATTCCCCTATGATTTGAGTTATACAACGAGTGAGAAACTCATCCTCGTTCTCCCCTGCGTTTGGTTTTGGTATTGGCATAATCTCTTATATTACTGCGGTCATCAATATATGGGTGAGTCAGGTCGATGTTAATCCCTCTTCTGGAGTAGATTATCTGCTTCGCCATCTTCCCCAGTTCCGTTCCCCGATTCAACCACCATATCTGCCCGAGCCTCTCTTGCGAGTATCTCGATAGCATATCGTAGTTGATTTCTATTTCTTGTGTATCGTTCATATTCATCCTTTTTTTCTCTCCTTAATTTCCGTGTCCATTGCACTTGGTCATAAGCAATTAAGCCAGTAACCAAGAATTCTATAGGATAACTTAATCCAACTTTTTCTTCAGCCATTCGATTATTTTTTCGGTGTGGTGTTTATAGAAATCTTTGAATTGAGAGTATCCTTTATTATCCTGCTCCCACATCTTAAAAAGCACTCCCCTGATGCGTTGCGATTGTGTTTTTGGTTGGTCATAGAGGTCGGTCTCCAAAGCATCAAGTTCATCTATCTCTTCCTTGCTTAATTGTTCCTCTGCCCGAAAGTACAAGTATCCAAATCCGTCAAGCATTTGGTGAATGTGCATAATCTCTTCAGGTGATTTCTCTTGAGTAATAAATCGAAGAGTAACACATTTATCCTTTCGTGGCGAATATCCATCTAATTGTGCTGCGGTGATTAACTTCATCGTACTAATATAACGATTTTGCTATAAATATAGACACCTATTGCTAACTATCTCAAGCAGTTTCATCCCATATTTTTCAGCCAAGTCAATCTCGATTGCTGATGCCTCCCCTCCATTAATACTCTCTCCGTACTTTGTAGTAAGTCGAAGATATGAGTTCATCTCGTGTACGCACGAACTCCATAGGTGACCATTGAGTGCCATCTCTGCATCCTCTTGGTTGTCAAACTCGATTGTTATTTTCATTTCAAAATAGTTTTTGTTGAGCCATATGGTTGTTTATTCTCTCCATTGCTTTATCGAAATACTCTTTGTCAAGTTCACACGCTGTCAAGTCAAAGCCGTAGTCATGGCACGCTATTGCTATTGAGCCACTACCTAAATGCGTATCAAGTATTTTATCTTTTGGCTTTGCGTATTTGTCTAAAAGCCATTTGTAAAGGGCAACGGGTTTTTGTGTGGGGTGTATTCTATTTTGTTGACTTGGGTGTTTATCAAACTTTTTAGCACTTGAATTAAACGAAGTCCACGCCAGTTCTAATTGAGCAAATGTAACATCTTCAGAAAAACCTTTATCCCATAATAACCAACATGAAGACGGTTTTAAAAATTCAGTCATGTAATTACCACCCCAAACAATTTGATTTTTGCTAACTCTAAATAACTCATTAAAATATTCTTTTGTAGGTATTGAACTGTCATTTCCAGCAAATTTATGATAATTGCTTTTTTTATCTCCTTTTCTTCTACCCATTGAAATATTAATTCCTATCCCATAAGGCGGATCTACAATAGCCAAATCAAAATACTTATCAGGATAGCGAGCCATTAACTCCATATTATCCTCGTTTGTTATTTTCATTTATGCGCTGTTTTTCGTAATCTAATTCCTTCTATGGTTATGATTGCTCCGAATCCAATAAGTGGCACATCGTATCTCTGCGGAACTTGATTCTGCCCAGCATAGATGCCACCTGCAATCATTGTCAATCCTACAACCTTCCACACTCTGCTATATTGTACTTTCGTTTTATAAGTCATTCGTTGGTTGTGCCACTCCGACCCTCGCCCGAATTGACCATAGGTGTTAATGCTAATGAACAAAAGTAGCCACTTCATTCGTTATCCACTAATTTAATTAGTTCATTCAGCATATCTTTAACGCACTTGCCACAAGTGGTGTACTTCTGCTTTTTAGAGGTAGCCATATTGTAAGCATTCACTATCCTCTTCATATCATCGTTCAGGATTGATGGCTTGCCCTTATAATCTTTAACGATAGCCTTCAATTCTTCCATTGCTTCTGCGCTTATTTGCCTCTCCCATTTACCTACACTACAACTCGCTGAACTGAATTGCCACTTAACTGGCATAACGCATCCACACAAAGTGAATTCCTGACCATTATAGACTACTTTATCTCCAAGTGGATTCACCGCTCTAAATGTTCCACAAGTCCTCGTATCGGGCTTGTAATACTCGCAGGAGAGACATAGTGACCTTCTGCGCTCCTTCTCTTTATTATCGACAAAGATTTTAAACATATTCGTGGATGATTTTCTTGACCTTATCTAATGTAGAATAAATCGTTCTTTCTGGTATCCCAGTATTCACCGCAAGTTGTCGCATATTTTCCCCCTGAAGATATAAGTCAAACACCAATCTATCAAACGCATCGAGATAACGAATTATCTCATCAATTTTCTCAAGGCACTCCCTTCTATCCATATCATAAGTAGCAACTATTTCGGGCATATCATCGGTATCCTGATGACTGCTCCTCTTCCACTTGGAATCTCTTATTATTCTGCTTATGGTAAGTTTAAAATAGTAGTCGGTTTGTGCATCACTTTGGTATTCGAAATCCGCATTAATTACCTTGATGTAGGCTTCGTGAACTAAATCGTGAGGTAAGTTAGTCATTGCCCCTGCATACCTGACCATTCGTGAATAATTACGATGTACCCAACTATCCAAGTTCATCGACCTTCCTTTTGTAAAGTTCAATGAGTTCACGCAAATCGGAGATAGAGAACTTTGCTATCTGCTGACTCTTGACTAATATCTCTTGTGCAGTTCCTTCGCCGTAGACCTCATCCAGTCTAATGCCAAATTGATATTGCTGACCTCCATTGGTCATATTGCACCGCTTACATTGAAACTGGACATTCCTTTCATCCCACCTTGTACTCATCTTCATTCGACTTTGGAAATGCCCTGCATCTACTTCGCTCCAATGTTTTGAAATTCCACAAGTGAAGCAAACTCCAAACCCATCACCACGACTGACACGCATCCGAATGTACTTCGAAAATATCGTGTCAAGTTTGGTGACAAGTTTGGTGCGTTCGCTCATACGTTTTCACTTTTTTTTAAATCTGCATATGAAAGAGTTTTTGCTATATCGATACCATTCAAATCTATTTTCGAATTTGACTTTTAATAGATTTCCATCTTTAACTAAAGATAGCAATGCATTGTCACTTTGCGGATTAATTACAACCACATTAGTGGTGTGACTTTGGATGTATTCAATTTTATTTTTATCGAGAAAGGTCAATATTTCTTTTACACTTCTATCTCTTTTTCTCTTTTTATCTTCTCGCATTGCTGCCGTAACGCAGTCACAAAAATCTTTGTGCCAATTGTCGCAGCAATATTGTGTCAATTCTTCCCTCATCGATACCAAGTTGGAATTGTCACTTCGTATGTTCCGATTGCATAAGATTCGGGAGTGCCATCCCAATTCTTAAATTTCCTAATTAATTCCAATAACTGAACTCGCCCAGCAGATAATACCTCATAAGTCAGGTGATATTCCTGGACATTAAATGGCGCAGAATTCTCCACCGCAAGAATGTAGTAATCACTCATCCCAGTTATCTCACAATAGATTGCCGCTTGGATGTGGTACATCATATCGAATATCGTTCTGCTAAACGATTTAGGAGATGCGTCTTGAGTTGTTTTGATGTCTACTATATGTCGAATAGATATGCCGTCTACAATGCCTTTAAATTCGATGCCTTCAATCATTCCCGAAATTGGAACTTCAGGATTGATTTTTTTAAGGCTTCTCCTCTCTTCGGATTGAACATTAGAAACCATCTTCAGGAGATTCTCATAGTCACCTCCATCTATTGCTTCCTTGCCTTTGTGTGCTTCGCTAAACGATTGCCATTCATCCTTACCTGCTTTTGTCCGCTTGTCGCATTTAGGCGCAATGGCGAATCGTTCTTCAAAGGTATCCGGCTCTAATAAGAGTGCGTGGAAGGCTCTTCCGAATGCCATCGCAGGAGTGTCCTTGTATTCCTTTGATATATATTCGAGATAGTGATTTGGTGACTTTGAAAAAGCCTTGAGTGATGAGTACGATAGATGTTTCATTGTGTATTGATTTTGTGTTTAATGTTATCCTTGTCCTACATTTAATTTGAGATATGTCTTGCTTGACTTCAGGAGGCTTCTCTTCTTTGAGTGCCTGCCTTTCATCTTTTTCTTCGGTTTGATGATGCGCTTCTGCGCTTCTTTCGGTTTAGCCATTTGGATTAATGCTTGTTCTTATATGTTGCCACGGATCACCGCCACCAATTCGTTGAGAGTATCGGTTATCGTTTTCGTATCGGTTTATCCTTTCCAATAGTTCGGAGCGTTGTCCTTCAAAGGTACGAAAGATATCCAAAATTTCGGGAGTCTTCAGTCGCTCATAAAACTTCCCCCATTTGCCTTGCTTCATTTCCTGAAAGACTATTACTATCTCTTCCAGTTTTAATGCCGGGAAATCCTCTATAATGGACTCGATTGTGAACATTAAATCCTCTTCGGTTTCGATGGTTTTCTTTGCGTCAATAAACTTAATTAGTTTCCCTAATTCGATAACGAGGAATGTCTTCAATTCCTTCGGATGTTCCTTGTTGGCTTTGCGGATGTTGAGACCTTGAGTCCAAGCTTCCTCTCTTGTGGCAACCTGAACTTCGAATCTGCCATTATTAATCCTTGTTAAGCCATTGCTCGAATTTACTTGTAAGTTGAATTTTTGTTCCATTGGTTTGTTGTTTTGATTTATCCGGTGCGAATATACCTTTGTAGCCTTGTGCGATTGAATGATGAATCATTTCGATGGCGAACTCTTCGTTGCCTTGCGAGGTCTTTGCTAATTGGGCTAGTGCGATGTTCTCCGAGTCGATGGTCTTGTAAGAGAATCTATGAGAGGTCTTCTTGTAATCCTTCCATATCTCCCATACCTCGATGAACGATTCACTAAATGGGTTAGTTGGTTTTTCCCCTGCACCCCTTTTCCTATTTACAATTCTATTTTCATTTTCATTTTCATTTTCCATATGTTGATACATATGTGGTGACATATGTTGTGACATATGTTTTTCATTTTTGTCTTGTGGTTTTGAATTTCTATTCTTTCTCCTTGACTCACAAAAGCTTCTGCGCTTGTCAACTTCCAGTCGCAGTCTTTCGTTAAAAAAATTACCATCGGAGTCTTGCTCGAATTTCGCCCAAATGTCCTTGTCATATGTTCCACATATGTTCGACATATGTTCTTTCGTTAGCGCACCGATTTGGTGTTGGGCGCATAATAATCGAATGTACTTTCCTACCTGCTCGTTGGTCATAAACATCGTTCCAGTAAGAAAGTCGCTTGAATAAAATAAGAAAGCAGGGTCTTTCATAGTTAAAAAAAATCCCATTAGGTTTCGGTGTATCCGCACCTACTCCCCAATGGGTTTAATGTTTTTGAATTTCACCATTCAGTCGGATACCTGAATGATGGTGCTAATTTAATGACTTCTCCTGAAGATACACCACTTGCCATCAATGGGAATTATTTTGTCTTTTTCGAAAAGGTCTATAATCACTCTATCAACTTCATCCATAGTTAGCCACAAGGATGCAGATAACTCTCTCCTGGACATCGAATTCCTATGCAGTAACTCAATTACTCTCGTTTCCAATGATTGCTCCATACAATGTTTCGATTGGTAGTTTAGTGGCTTTGTGGAGTTCCGGGA